CTCTCCTAATGCGGCGCGGGCAGCCTTGTCGGCAATGTAGTCGTCTGGCGACCACGGCTCAAATCGTGTCAAGATGTCGCTCAACGCCTCACGCAACTGCTTGATTTCAGCCGCTTGGGCCTTGATTAGTAATCTTTCATCGTCAATCATTGCTCGCCCTTTCCAATCTCTCTGATCTGCCTTTTGGCATCTTCAAAACCTTTAGCTACAATCGTGGTGTCAAACTCGCCTAGATAACGCAACACATCCCTTTGCGGCTGGCTAAGGCGACCACCTTTCTGGCGCTTCATCTCAACCCAAACCCTCCACTCAGGAATATAAAGATCAGGCACGCCAGCGGTAACGCCTTCAGCCTTTAGCTTTGCAGCAGCAATCTTGCCCCGCAAACCGCCATTTGGAATGGCGAATATCATAACGCCAGGGAACTGTCTCCTGAACCACTGAACAAACAAAACCTGCTCTTCGTGTTCACTTGGCGTTCTCAAAAGGGAACCTCCTCTATCCAATCTGGGCAATCATTCTTGTATTGGTCAAAGAACTTCAGAGGTATTTCTGTTGCATATTTGCCGCAAATGCGATCAGTGCGCAAAGAACGCAAATCGCAATTCCTGCAAGAACGAAACATTATGTGAAATCTTCCATTAGTGCGTCTAGCGATTTCTTGAAGTTCGGATAATACTTGGAATATGTATCTATGTTTTTATAGAGATTTATAATCGTTGAGTGATCCCTGTTGAGCAAAGTTCCAATTTGAGGGAAAGACCAACCACGCTTGCGTAAAACCGCAGTAACCAAAGCCCTCGCCAAAACATTAGCATGATGCCTGTCTCTGCCTTGAACACCTCCTGAGCGCAGCCACATGGCTTCCTCTGCTTTGGCAATCAGCTTTTTTGGCTCGAACAATTCAATGACTTGGTTCAATTCCATTTCCTTCCTATGATTCTGTGATATTTGCCATCTTTCTTATGACGTATCACAGCAGGCGGCAATACCTGATTTAGATAATCAGCAGCACCTGCCAAATCTTTGTCAAAGGGTGGGTTAACACCTGCCGCTGAACACATACTTATAAGAGTGTTGACCGCCTTTTCTCCAGCCCATCCGTCATGCAAGACAGTTAGATACTCCGTCACTGGCTTGCTGGACAGACCCTCGTAATAATGCACCTTCAGCATTTGCTTCCCGCTCTTGCGCGAGGTGTGAACATACCACTGCCAGTCACTGACAGCCATTTCCTCAATGGCGTTGCCCATGATGTCATCGTCACGAAGTGTTAAATCCAAATCCACCTTCTCAACAGGGAAAAGCATCCCGCAAGCCGGACATTCCCTGGTGTTAATAGACACAATCTCGTGGCAATTGTCGCACACCTTGATGGGCGCTTCACCCTTGCCCTCTCCAGCCTTTCTAGGCGGTATAATATCAGTCAGCGGCCCATGCTGTGCCACGTTGCCCGCAAAGTCCAGCACAAGGCATTCTTCTTTGCCATCAGCTATACGCATCCCGCGACCAGCCATCTGAACATATAAACTAGGCGACATGGTCGGCCGCAGCATTCCGATTAGGTCAATGCCCGGCGCATCAAAGCCAGTTGTCAGCACATTGGCGTTTGTAAGGCACTGAATCCTACCAGCCTTAAACTCTTCTAGATAATACTCGCGATCTGCCTTCGGTGTTTCGCCTGTCACGCATTGCGTTGTGATGCCATAAGCACGCAGGATTTCGGCCATATGCTCAGAGTGCTTTACGCCAGTGCAGAATAGCAGCCAGGACTTGCGGCCCTTGCCAATGGCAATAATCTCCTGCGCCACAGCGATGTTATATTCTTCGGTGTCGAGGCGCTGCATTAATTCATGCTCAATATATTCGCCGCCACGCTTTTTAATGCCATCAAGATCATATTTGATTTCAGTCACCTTGGAACGAAGCGGAGACAGGAAGCCGCGCTCGACCAGCTCTTCAATGGTGACAGGCTCAATCAGGTCATCAAAAATAGCCTCGCCATCGGTAATCTTGCCATGTCCCAGCCGCCACGGCGTTGCTGTAAGCCCAATACAGCGCAGGCTTGGATTTATGTCGGCAAGATCAGATAAAAGCTGGCGATACGAACCTGCCTGGCGATGGTTGATAAGGTGACACTCATCTACAATCACAAGGTCAATGTGACCAATCTCTTGAGCGCGCTTACGCACTGACTGAATCCCTGCGAAGGTAATAGGATTGCCCATTTCCTTGCGGCCCACGCTGGCAGAATAAATGCCAACAGGCGCATTAGGCCAATGCAAGCGCAGCTTCTCGTAATTCTGCTCAATAAGCTCTTTCTGGTGCGTGAGCATCAATATGCGCGTATCAGGCCATGACTGCACTGCGTTCTCACATAAGGCGGCTACGATATGGCTCTTGCCAGAGCCTGTAGGCAGCACCAGGCAGGGGTGACCGTTATTGTCACCCAGCCATGCATACAGGTCATCTATGGCGCGCTGCTGGTAGTCACGAAGCATTGGCTGTCACCTCCGCTTCAGGAAACATCGCCTTAACCTGCTCGTGCAGGTCAGTGCCGACAAAATCTGGATTGGCTAATATCTCGCGGCTCTTCACACCATCAGGGCCGTTAAGCACAACCCTATCGCCAATCACCCACTCAACGTGCCGACCATCGTCACGCGGCTTCATTTCCCACGGAACAAGGTCAGGATGTATCACATGGCTGTCACAGCCATCATGCTGGAAATCCTCCGGAATTGTCGAATCGTATACCCCGCAGTGCCATTCGCCCTTTTGTGTTGGCGTAACGTGCGCGCAGGTGCGGCAGTTGGCGTGCTTGGTCGGCTTTGCCGCATGGCATAAATCGTATGCGGGGCAAAACTTGCACTGATACCATGTGGGGTCCGTGCTAATCGGTGGCGGCATCCGCTCCATAAGCGTGATGTCTTGACCGCGCTTGATATATTTCTCTGCCGTCTCTTTATCATACTCAACCGCCTCAATGTGCATACGGTCATCATCCTTGCACACAGCGATGTAAATTGCCTGCTGGAAATTAGCCCCGTGCATATATGCCTGCATCTGCACAAAGTGCTGAAACTTGGATTTCTCAACGCCATGCTTTTCCAAATGCTCGAACGACTTTCTGGCGTGCGTCTTAAACTCTAACAGATACTCTTTGGTGGGCGGCTGGTCAGGCACGTTCTTAGCCACGCCATCAATAGAGCCAGCCACATGACCGCCAAACAGCACTTTGCGCTGCGTGTGAATAACAACCACCCCAACAGCGCGAAGATCACGGATAATCAAATCCTCTTCGTTGTGGCCCCGCCGGAACAAGCGTAGAACCCTCCCAGGGAACTGCTCCTGCACCGCCCAGCGAAACGAAAGCCAAAGCCAGCGCTCGCATGGGTGGCCCAAGAGGCTCCCGCCAAGGTGGCCGCGAGGCCGACCCTGACGAGACTCATGCTCCTGATCTATAAGATCAATCAGCGCTTCCACGGCGGTGTCGCCCCTGATGCTGGTGCTGGTGCAGGTGCGGGCGCAGGCGCGGCTGGTTGCCCGCTAGGCAATGCCGATCCGTTGATCGACTTGTAACCCTTGACCTCGTTCTGCGCTTCATACTGACCGCTTGCAGGTCGTATCTTTACGTTAATCTGGCATGAGCCACCAACAAGCTGCGAACTGTCCTGAATGGTGGGCAGGCCAACAGCACGCATGAGCTGACCCAATTGCTCAACGCCAATATTCTGCGCAACCTCATTCTTGTTACGAATGTTCAGGTTAGTGAACACCACGCGGCCTTCGTTTGTCGGCCCAGTGATGTCAAAGCGCAGCTTGATGTATTTACCATCTCCAGCACGGGTTTCCTTCACCCCGGCTTCTGTAACAGTGGCGTTATACCAACCAGCAGGAACTGGCTCGTAATTATTGCTGCTCTCTGGAATGTCAGCAGCGCTGTAAGTGAAATCCAAATCAGACATTAGTCTATCTCCTGTGAAATTGAGAATGAAGGTCGGCCAGGCCTTGCTGTAATCGCCTGTGCCAACGGTTGAGTAATCTCAGGTGATGTGGCCTTCCACACCGCCATGTTGATTTCGGGTTTCCAGCGGAACAAGCTGGACAGATGCTCGGATAGGCCATGCTCTGCCGCAATTTCTTGCAGCGCATCGCCATCCACCTTGCGATTGATGCGGCCAGTCACCTTGACCTTAAATCCGCCCTTCTCGACATTGAACGTGCCGTCGAGCGCTTCAGGCACGCCCTCTTGTTCAATCAATTGGTCTTCAATCTTGCGGCGGCGCGCAATGGCGTTCTGCTCATCACGCTTAGCGCGCATCCAGTCTTCAAACAAGACAGTCATGCTTCACCCCCAATCTTGCGGATAATCGCACCCATGTCAGGCGCTTCCCACATATCAAGGCGACCAGAGCGGTCCTTGGCAAGCCACATACCATCGTCATTGCACTGCAAGGCACGCTGCGGCTGGCCGTCAGCATCACGCTCAATGCGTAGCGCCAGAACCTCGTCGAAGAAATAAGGCAGTCCCTGCGTTAGCGACTTGCCGGGCATGGATGGGTTGTAGAGCAGCTTGCCCATTTCATCCTGCGACTTCTCTACCTTAGCGCTGAAATAAACGTGCTTGTTAGGTAGATCGCGGAAGCCACGAATGATGTCCGTCATTTGCTCTGCCAAAAGGCCATAAGCTTGACGAGGGTCTTTGGTCTGCTTCTTCTCGTAATTGAGAACAACCTCGCCAATCTCACTAATGGAGTCGAGCGCAATGCTTTCAAAGCCCTTGGCTTCTTCGCTGTCACTAGCCCACATAAAGGCATCTTGCAGCGACTGCATTGAGTCGACCTCAATGTAAGGCAGGTCAGAACCCTGAATCGACAGGAGGCCCGACTCTGCGGATAGAATAATCGGATTAGGCATCGTGCTGATAAGCGTGGTCTTACCTGCCCCGGCTTGACCATACACAACGAGCTTAACCCCGTTGCCAGACAACGTGCCTGTGCGTTTAATGTTAATAGCCATAGTTTTCTCCCACCGCCCTTTCGGTCCATTCCGTTTGGCGGCGTATTGGTTGCTTAAAACGAATCGCGCTTGGGGTCAAGCGCTGAATTTACTGAGCGCCATCGCGCCAGCATGGCCTGTGTCAACCACAACCCAGCCATGCTCATACGGCTCAATCAGACCAGCTTCGATTAATTTACTCATCATCGGAGAAGATGGCTTAACCTTCTTCTCTGCCGTAGATGGCTTATTGCCGTCCTTGATAAGTCCATCAATCAAAGCAGAGCGCGTCAGATAGGGC